GATCCACTATGGAAAATTTCAGGATATAAAATGAAACGAGGTTGCGAAAAATGCGGATTTAAAGCCGCACGTCCTAAACAATTAACAGTATACTATCTAGACAATAATAGAAGTAATATTAGTTACAATAATCTCAAAACCGTTTGTTTAAATTGTAATTACGAACTAAGTGTTACTGGCTGGCGGACTGGAGATCTTCAAGCAGATCTTTAACTACTATATAAAGGTCGTCAATAGTTCCTTCATTAGTAATTAGATAATCCGGAACAGTACTTACCCACATGTATTCACTAGCATGAATCTCAGGGTGTGAATGTGGCATAGCATCAACATTATGTTTTGCAAGTTCAAACCAATCCGGGTCTGCGCCTCTTTTAACTCTTACTACTTTGCCGCCTGCTCTGCGTATCATTGCAACTTCGTTTGGAAATCTAGCATCAGTTACTACAACATTATTCTCTATTCTACTTAGACGTTTTTCTAAACTTAGTATCCAAGTATCTTGGTGAAAATTGTTTCTAAATACATCTGTACCTAATAGTTGCAATGCTAGTCGAGGAGTAAAATTTGGAATGTTTAGTCGTTTAGACCACCATTCATCGATTGTTTCTCGTTGTGCTCTACTTTTGTCAGTATCGCCTTCGAGCATTGCCCTGTCCCATCCAAATATAGAAGCAGTAGCATCTTTTAAACTATTAGCAAAACTTTCACTACGAAAGCCTTTGTCTATTAGCATGTCGCCAACAGTACCTTTGCCAGAACCTATAAGTCCTATTAATCCTATAATCATGTATATATTATAACAGAGTTTTTGTAATTAGCCAATAATAAATGATAGCGGATCTGAGCCATCAACGTAATTTTTAAGTTCTTCGTCTAACACCTGAAGTTCAGATTGTGCTTCTGCTTTAAGTGTATCACCATTTAAACTAGTACCGCCTTGTGGGCCTGCAATAGTTGAGAATTTACTACGTGCTTCACCTAATGTAAACTTAGCCAATGCTAAACTATAATCTTGTACCCATGGTTGTGCTTGTCTATCTTGTAATATAGTTACGTCAGGTTTAATATTATAAACCCAAAGAGCAACATCTTCACCGCTATCTTCAAATTTTCGTAGTAGTGTTACTGTTTTAGTAACAGGGTTCCATTCAAAGTTAACAAAACCACCAAACAATCTCGCACTTAATTCTTGGTACTGGTAGTATAATTCATATGTTGCTTGTCCGCCAACTCTGCCTGCTTGGAGCAAATATGTATTTACAAACGCCGCTTCAAATGGCTCAAACTGTGCGCCTGTGTCGCTACTGCCACTACCGACACTACGACGAAATACTTGACGTACTTCTTGTACTTCGTCTGGTAGTACATATTCTTGCTGTTCTTTTACAATATTAACAAATATATAACTACTCTCAACACTGTTTCCAGCACGTTGCCGATATCGGCGAAGTGACTGATCTATACAGTTTGTATAATGAGCAGGGTCAAGTTCAACGTCAACCATATCACCACCTAAGCGAAGATAGATATAATCCTTGATGTCGTTTTTTAGAGTTGTAACGTCTACAGCCATGATAGTTTCCTTATACAGTATTTATTTAGAAACCTTCAGTAGAACAGTGTGTTCATTTAGCCTTCCGTTAAGTTTTGTCTCGGTTGCCTTAATATCGTCCATAAATTTACGCAATGCTACTTTGCCGGCCTTATTAAACTCTTGTAGTTTTTCTACAGGTTTACGTAATGTCTTTTGTACACTATCTCTCTCGCTAAATCCTACTAGCGTAGTACCTTTAACTGAAAGTATTTGGTGATCATCGGCAACGTACTTGCCTAGTTTACGATTTTTAGTATTAAACACCCACAACTCTGTTGCTTCTAATATGTCTAACGGATTTACGCTTGCAATCTTATATTCCGAGTCAGACTGCTTAAATTTAAGTTTTGCAACTAGTTTATCCTTGCTTGGTGCTTTTTTTGTACGGATCTTACGAGTTGCTTTCTTTAGGTTAGCATAAGCATCTAAGTCACTAAACATATTATCAAAGAATTTAATAGTATGATTAATTTCTTTCTTTGAAAGATGATCGTATCCTTCTTTAAGATCTGGATGACAATCTTTGTTAAGCAACTCTTTAAATTCTGCTTGTATAGGAACATAGAAAGATTTAATCTTACTAATATGTGCTTGGGCAACGCTATTACTTTTAAGCCAATCAAAAAATTTAGGATCTTCTTTTGTATTTCTAAGAATAATATGATTGTCGCAGACAACTTCGAACTCGCCGATGATATCAGATAGTTGTTCTGCCATGCGGTCTTGTATACTAGGCTTGTATAAATTTTTAGTGCGTTTTTCTTCTTTTTTTATTTCGTTAACAATGCCTTTACCTTTTTCAATTAGTTCATTAAATCTGTTTGTCATCCAACCAACCGATTGCTTGTATGCATCTTTATCGTTTTCTGCACCTGCATACGGACCAAACGGTTTAGTAGGTAATTCAATATCTGAATAGTTCTCTGTCCAAAAACAATAAGCCGCAATATGATTAGAGCTCCAGTAATGACTTGGAGTCTTAAGAATAGCCTGTGCATCTGCTTTGTTAAACGTTTTTCTTACATACGACTTAACAATGGCTTCTGAGTCTTTAGAATCAACATCTATATGGAATAACCTCCCAAAGACGGTCCATCCCTTATCGGTTCGGATTGCACCAGCGCCAGTTTTAATTCGTCTCTTAGTGGGTTTACGCTTTCTAGTCTTGGCTTTGATCGCCATAGAAATCCTCCATGCCTTGTATAAGGCTCATAATATCAGCAATGTCTAAGTTATCAATAGCCTCATTGGCTACTGTCTCAACCCATTCCCTTTGTAGGGTACTTATAGGAATGGGTTTTCGAGTGTGAAAATCAATGATATTAGACACGGTTACGCACTTAATATCTCGTATGATACCCTCTTATCGAAGGTTTGAAGCAACTGTTCGACTTGATTTTCAGTGAAAATACTGTCAACTAAGCCAATGCTATCATAATTAACTAGTTTTACGATTTTGTATAATTTTTCGCGACGCCCGTTGTTGGCTGGCATTGCTTTAATAACGACTTTGGATGACATATGCATCTCTCCTTTTGTTAAGTTACTCTTATATAATAGCATCTATATAACCTTTGTCAACCAATAAATACGTAGTAAGGAATCGTTATGCCAAGAATATCAATGTGGAAAGAAGGTGCTCACACCAACGACTTTAAGTTTTTTGATAAAAATATCAAAGAAATGTTTACTGTTGGCGGCACGGGAATTCATGTACATAAGTACCTAGGTATACTAGATCAAGGGTCTAGTAGTGATTTAAGTCAGCCTAATTATACAGAGGATGATCCTCTTGCTATCCAAGATTTTCTATTCCTCGAGAATAGAGATAGAAAGTATGCACAAGATATATACAACCTTCGGGGGTTATACAATGTCGCTGATACAGACTTTGATCTAAGTCAGTTTGGGTTGTTCTTACAAAACGATACGGTGTTTATTACATTCCATTTAGCAGATATGAATGCTATATTAGGTCGTAGTTTAATGAGCGGCGATGTGTTAGAATTGCCACACCTACGGGATTATAACTCTTTAGATACAACATTAGAGGTTGCGTTAAAAAGGTACTATGTAGTACAAGAAGGAACAAGACCTACAGAAGGATATAGTCCGTCATGGTGGCCTCACTTATGGCGAGTAAAATGTACACCACTAATTGATAGCCAAGAATACAGAGATATCCTTGATACAATCGAGGTTAATGAAAGCACCGGAGAGAGTACTGGTGCTACTTTACGAGACTTGCTTAGTACATACAAACAAGAACTTGAAGTTACAAATAAGGTTGTTGCTCAGGCTGAGAAAGAAGTACCCGAAAGCGGATATGATACTAGTAAATTTTATACTATTCCAGCAGACCCAGTAACCGGTGCACCGCTAGACCCAAGCGGATATAATGCAGATGACACATCAATCACATGTGATAACTCTAATCTAACTTCAGATACTATGAGAATATCACCACTCGAAGCATCTCCATATAAAGGCTACTTAGTTGGAGACGGTCTTGCACCAAACGGATTTCCAATCGAGATGGGAACAGCATTTCCGGCAGTGTCAAACGAAGGAGAGTATTTCTTGCGTTTAGATTTCTTACCAAATAGATTATTTAGATTTAATGGCAATCGTTGGATAAAAGTTGAAGATGATATTAGATCAAAACTTACACCAGGCAGTGGTAACACGCTACGTGACGGATTCTTTAACAACACAGCAAAAACAACAAATAACGATAATACAGTTATCGACCAAAGACAAGGACTAAGTCAGGCACTATCAGCGAAAGCAGATGAATAATGGCTACTAAACTAAATGAAGCAACAGAACTTGCAATACCAATTAAAAACATTGTTGGCTTAATAATTGCAACTGCGGTTGCTGTTTGGGCTTACTTTGGTGTAGTAGAACGAATTGCTGTCTTGGAACTAAAAGATGAACTTAACAAAACAAAAATTGATTACACATATGAATGGGTCAATAACTTTAAGCCGCCTGAGGCCGTTGCAGATAGTGTTAAGCGTGTTAGAGAACTAGAGCTTAAAGTAAAAGAATTAGAAGTACTATTAAGGAACAAAAAGTAATGCCACAGACATTTTTCTATGACAATCAGATGAGACGTTTCTTATTACAATTTATAAGAGCGTTTTCAAATTTTCAAGTTGAGTACGGCAAAGACAGAGATGGGCAAACTACGCTATTAACTGTTCCGGTAAAATACGGAGACGCTACCAGACTGGTAAGCAATATTATACGTGATAATAGTGAGAATAAGCAAATACCAAGTCCAATGATGAGTGTTTATATAACGGCCATGGAGTATGCAAGAGATCGTATGCAAGAACCAACGTTTGTTGATAAAAAGCACATACGTCAACGTAAATATGACGACAATACAGGCGAATACTTAACAACATCAGGTAATGCATTTACGGTAGAACGTATGATGCCTGTTCCGTATAATCTAACAATTAATGTAGATGTATGGACAAGTAATACCAATCAAAAATTACAACTACTAGAGCAAATGTTAGCATTGTTTAATCCTGCACTAGAAATACAAAGTACTGATAATTATTTAGATTGGACTAGTTTAAGTTATATTGAACTTACACAAACTGTATGGAGTAATAGAGCGGTTCCTGTTGGTGCTGATGAACAAATTGATATTGCGACACTAACGTTTACTGTTCCGATTTGGATAACAGCACCAGCCAAAGTTAAGAAACTTGGCGTTGTGCAAAAAATTGTTGCAAGTATATATGACGAAAGCGGAAGTATTGCCGATGGTGTTATTGATGGCGATTTATTAATGGGAACACGTATGCACTTTACTCCAATGAATTACGGAGTGTTACTATTAGGTAATACACTAACAGTTTTAGAAAGAGAAGATTCGGTAACTAATAAAGTTGATACTGAATATACACCATTAAACGATCCGGTTTCTCGTATAGGCGATGCTACACCCCAGGTGTGGAAAGCATTAATAAATCAATATGGTGAGATACAGGAAGGTATAAGTCAAGTGAGATTAACTGTAGGTAGCGGTGAAATAGTTGGAACAGTTGCATACCATCCAGCAGATGATACTAAATTATTGTTTACTGTTGACAGCGATACAACACCATCTAATGATATTAATCCAGTTATTAAAATTATAAATCCATTAACTGTTGCTCCGGGTGCAGGATTAGATGAAGCGACATATGGACAAAGATATTTAATTTTACAAGATATTGGATCAGCATCTAACAGCGACGGGCCCGATGCTTGGGGTGATGTAGTCGCTGGAACTAATGATATTATAGAATATGATGGTGATAAATGGGCAGTATCATTTGACAGTAGTACCGATTCGGGTGTACACTATATAACTAACACAAACACTTCTATCCAATACAGATGGACAGGAAGCGCATGGGTTAAAAGTTATGAAGGTGAATACCGGGCGGGAGACTGGTTATTAGTAATATAAGCCAATCAGTAGGAACAATATTTTTTAGTAAAGATTCTAAACGTTATCTTTTTATGTTGCGGAACGGTTCTAGCCATGAAAATACGTGGGCATTTGTTGGCGGTAAAGTTAATAAGAACGAAAACGAATACAATGCTTTGCTACGAGAAATAGAAGAAGAACTTGGTTTTCTGCCAAACATTGTTAAAACAATACCTATAGAAAAATTTACCTCTCCGAAGAAAAAATTTGAATATCACACTTATGTAAGCATAGTTGAATTTGAATTCATTCCTAAACTTAATAACGAACATAAAGGTTATGCTTGGACTAGTATTGATAGTTGGCCAAAACCGTTACACCCGGGTGTTTTTAGTACTTTTAAAGTTGATGAGATAATACAAAAAATTAAAACAATAGAACTTATAAACGGCCAATAACTACTTCAATAGTAGCATCGCCTTCGCTGTCTTCTACTGCTTTACCAATTATACTACCCATAACTGGATTTGCTTCAGCCCTTGCTTTACCGTTTCCTGCTGATACCATCATATCACCTTTATGTACAGTTCCTGTAACTTTACAAGGAGTACGTCCTGTTAGTGCTAATGGTGCACCTGCGTCTAAGTCTGAGTTCATTAAATATGCAGGATCAGTTGATATAACACCTGCTACACGTTGACACATATCTATATCGCAAACTGTAATTTCTTCTTCGCCACCAAAACAAACTACTGTTCCTGGTTCGATTGCTTGATCTGGAGTGTACATCTCCGCCAAGTCAGCGTATTTCGCGGCGTTAGCAGTACCTGCTAAAATTGTAGTTGTTAATGTACCAGTACTTGGATTATATGTTAACCCTGTATCTGTTTCTATGCCTTGGGTACCAGTAGCACCATCAACAAATGTAGGGAAAACTGTTTCGTTTGCACTGTTGTTTGCGGTTGCTGTAACAGCCGTACCAATTGCCGCAGTGCCGTTAATGCTACCAACAATAGTTTGAGTAAATGTACATACCCCATCACTAGCAATAGCAATGGAATCTGCATCACCAACAGAACCAATTTGTCCAGCGTTTGCAATAGTAATACCAGCACTATGAATGTCTCG